ATCATAGAACCAGGCCACCCAAAATATGAAGAACATGCTAAAAAAGTAAAGGAGTATTTGCAGAGTGGTCACGGTTTATACGATTTCGATCTTAGTGATGTTTTAATGGTGCCAAGAGAGAAATTCTTGAACATGGAAGACTACAGAATCGTCAGGGCACTTGCTCCAAGATGGCAAAAGGTATTTAATTCATTGCCAAAATACGCACAGGATGATGGTAGCTGGAAATATGATGCGGACCTTCTGCAAAGTGACCCCCAATATAGTCAGTTAGAGAAAGAGATTGAGAAAAAGAGAAAGAGAATGCTTGAAGAACCTGGCCACAGTATGTCTGGATATGAACCAATCAAGAACGAAAAAGCCACAGGCATGTTGACCGACTGGATGCGAGCAAACGCTTTGGGTATTCTTGGACCAAGACTTAAAGAAGGTGAAACAGTTAAAGACCCTGTGACGGGCAAGATGGTCAAAGTGCATTTAATGCCATACGAAAAAGCCGTAAGATATTTTGGTGGGAGAAACCTAACAGTTGGTTTCGACCCAAACAAAATGTCCAGAGGTGATAAGCAGAAGGCACATCCAGGTGATGTTATGCAACTGGACATTCCAGTTATCCCAAGATGGGTTTCTTATGAAGACCTAAGAGTTATGTTTCCTCATGGTGTAAATGCAGGAGATGCAGAAGGGGGTGAAGAAAAGTCTCTAGGTCACAATACTCAGAAAATATGGGTTCCTTATCTAAGAGACACTAAAATTTTACCAAAAGTTCAATGGACAGACAAACAAAAAGCAATCATGGCTCATCGTGCGGAGCCAGATTTATTACCTGGATTCGAGGAAAATAGAAACGAAAAACTGACGGATGCACAGGTTGAAGAATTGGTTAAGCGATACAAAGCTGTTGCTGATGAAAGATTCATGAGTGGTAAGAATAAAGGTGAACTTACTCCAAATGCAAGGAAAGTAAGAGAAGCTTCTACTAGCGTAGACGTTGCTAACATCATGAATAATTGGGATTTATTAAGTGATGAACAAAAAGAACATATTATTAAAAACTCTAGAAATCTAGTACAACATGCAAAGGCTATGCATGGTGGCATCAATAATGCAGACATACATTCGCACACCAACTATAGTCATGGTATGGGATACAATGTCAACAAAGCAAGCCCTGGTATGCCACACTTAGGATTAACTGCCGAGCAAATTCAGCAGGTTGAAAAGAAGTATGGTTCAGAGATAACAGAGGAAGTTGTAACTGGTGCTAATCGCTGGTTTTTTGGTCATGCACAAGGAAACAAGCTATCCAAAGCTGGGAAACAGGGTGCCGCAGACGCCGTGGTTGGTTCCGTATTTGCTCCTCAGTATGTAGTGAAAGCCATGTATAACAAAAGTGATGATCTAATGCATATTGCCAAGTTGTATATAATGGCGTTCTTAAATGATTACAAGATGGGTATTTATGACCCTGAAGTGGGTTTAAGTGATCCAAACAAAAGTGAGAAAATCATGAAATGGGCGGCTAAAGGCCAGCCAGCAAAAGGTGGCAAGCAGGAAAGAATACTCAAAGTTCAGTCATTACTGACCACTTTATCAGGTGCTGCGATAGGCGATGTTCCACCAAAAAGACATAGAGGGAGTAATGCCATTGAAGTTCAAGGAGGTGAGGATGCAAAAGGTAAAGCATTTGATCCTTCAACAGAAGATAAGGAACGTAGCGATAATGCTGCACACGTTAGTAGGTACGATTCAAAGCGTGCTGCCAAAATGCCTGAAGGTATGTTGGTAAGTGCTAAGGGTCATTTGGGAAATGTAGAAATGCCAGAAATAGTTCAAAACATTCGCCAGATCGTCAAGCAAAATTTAGGTGCTGATAGAGCAAAATCTGTAGACTTAATGCTTAAAAGATATCAGGCAGCTACTATTGCCGAAGCGGATTTGACAAGGGAATACGACGAGAAATTCTCCAAGGAAAAAAATCCTGATGGAAGTCCTAAGTATAAGACCGAAGAGGAAAGGGAAAAGGCTGTAGACGATTATGTACATTCCATACTACCAGAGTTCTTGAAGACAGCAAATAAGGATTTATATGGTCATATGACCCCAAATGAACAGGAAGAATTAATCACACAGTTGAAGTCAAAGAAGAAAGAAAACTATGTTGATTTCAATTTCGATCAAGACAATCCTGATTATGTGGAAGAATTTACAAGTGCTATGGAAAAGTTCTGGGATAATATTTTAAATGGCCGTTATGCAACTCTTCCACAATATAACGAAGAATCAAAGAAATTTGAAGAGAGTGAAGACAATCTGGAATTTTCCTTGCAAAATTTTGTAAGTGATAGAGGAGAGCCAATGAGTCCTGCAAAATTTGTGGAAGTTATGCAGGCACTTTATAGCAAAGCCGCTAGCGAAGCTACTTCAAAAACCAAGCCTCAAATAAATCAGGACTTAGAAGATATTGCTCCTATGGTTTATGAAGCCGTTTTGAAGATTTCGAAACACTATACAGGGCAATCATTTGCTGAAATTAGCAAAATGTTACACCAAGCTGGTTTGGGTGGCACAGAAACCAGTCCCGTACAACAGCCTCAACAGCCTCAACAGCCAACACAACAGCCTCAACAGCCAACACAACAGCCTCAGATGGCAGCGAACGTTATTGATGGTTTGTTGAGCGGTTTGACAAAGTATGTTGGCCATGCAGATTTCATTAAGTTGGTTGATAATCTTGCAGCAAGAGTCGAGGAGTTGAAAACTTCACCTAATCGAAAAGCTATTGCCGAAAAAATAAAGGCTACTTATGAAACTATAGCTAAAATTAGGAGAGACATGATTATGTCCGATAAGTTTGAGTATAGTAAGGCTGAAGCAAATGCGTTTGGTAAATTGGAATCTTTATATAAGGCGTTAGCATCTTGAAAACTTTCAGAAAATGGTTGAGCGAGATGGTGGGCACAAATGCTATAGTAGGTAGTTGTGCCCCCACTGCCGATTATCAAGTTTGGGGTGCATGTAGTGATTTAAAAAAGAGGAAAAAGAAAAAGCGTGGAAAATCTATCACAAATACTCCAAAATCCTAAGACTATGGTTTTGAGAAAGTTTATGGTTCAAATCTTGGCGAATAAAGCCGAAAACTATGACGAATTAATTACTAGAATTGGATTTAATCTAGTCACAGAGAACGATTTGAAAATGTTCGCACTTATGGTCAACGATCTACTAGAAGTCGGTTATCGTAGAGCAGTAGAAGATTACAGGGGGCAACTTAGCGAAATGGGAATTGAAATATCTATGAAAAATTAGGCTGATAGTCGCTTATTTGTCCAGTCACTATCCAGAAACCTTTTTCATAATTATGATTATTAGTTACTCTCCACCACCTTCTATCCTTGTTCAAAGGAAATATCACAGAGTTAGTAGGAATTTCCTGTTTGGTTATTAACTGCAAGTGCAAATCATTCGACTCAAAAAGTTTAGCTTCAAATTTATATTTTTCACCATATTTAATTCTACTGTAATTTGAGCCGTATAACGGGTCTACTTTGTTAATAATTTTTGCAGGCAAGCACCACACGTCAAACACATACTCATCTCTGCCAACTGAATGGCCCTTCTCTATTATCTTCTCTACTATCTCGACCTCCCCAACAGCTTCCTCTTGTTCTTCTTCAACTTGTTCCTCAGCTTCTTCAATTTCTAATTTATTGCCATAATATCTTTTGCCAAATTTGTTATGAAATATCACTTTCTCGTCTTTTGGCCATAGAACCTGGGAATTCATGATTGGATTTGGTTTACTGAAGCAATATATACTACCATCTTTGTTTTTTATAGCCATTTTAATATTTAGTGGTTGGATAAATAAATACATGACCTGCATTAAAAATTGCGATGGAACGCCCTATCAATTATCTGGCTCACTAAACCTTTTTGATCCAGAGAGCCGCGATCATGCTTTGATAAACTCTTTTGATTCACAGCTTATTGAGATAGCTGGTTCTCCTATATTTTACTACGAAGTCTTTATACAAACACATAATACTTTGGATACTTTGTATCGTGAAGATAGAGGAAAGATTTTCTCTAATAATCCTATTCAATTAAGAGGGTACTACGAACCTATACCTTCTCAGAATTTTATGAATCAGTTTGGCATTGATGCACCAGATGAAATGCAGATTATGTTCAACTATAATGATGTTCTTAGGGCAATTGGGCATCCGCCTAAAGTAGGTTCAAGAATTTTCACACCAATGAAATCAGAAAATTGGGTGGTTATACAAAGAAATGCTGGAGATTTCTTCCTGTGGGATCAGTTGAGATTGATACTTATTGTTCAGAGATTCCAAGAATCTGTTACTACTGGAGAAGGTAAGGTTACTCAAAAACAAACTGATTTTAAATTGAACTCAGGTAAATATCTAACAGGCGGTAATGAGATGCACTGTAAGGAATAATTTATGACAAATATGAAGGACGTAAATGCGGAGAAGTCTCTGGTTGAATGCCAGGAGCGAGATAACGTCAACTCCGTTAATATTGATCCAGTCCCAAAACAATGTGGGGATGATAATTGGCCTTCACAGAAACGTGTTGCGAAGAATCCAGCAATAGATTGGCGAGAAGTTCCACACATCCCAAACACTAAACTAGGTCAAACTGGAAATTGTGACCCAATTCAAACTGGTCAAATTATTAATGACCTGGACACTCCAAACAGAGAAGTAGTCTATCGTTACGCGCGAGGTATACGCGCTAATGATGAAGCTATGTTGGATACTTTCAGGAATATAAAAGTAATTGACGAGCAGGGGCAGGAGCATACTGTTCCTATCATATGGGCAAGTCAGGAAAAAGCTGTAGATATGATTCTGCAAGATAACGTGAGAAAAGATAATTCGCTAGTGGTGGATAGGATTAGATTGCCTATTATGGCGATTTGGAACAATGGTATGACGCCTGACATGACGAGATTTACATATCAAAGAGCTTATTCATTATTACCATGTCCTGGTGAGGATGGCACTCCAGGTTGTCCAGGTTTTACTCAGCAGGAAAAGTATAAAAGAGACACATTCTTTGGTGTTACAAGAGGCTGGCCAGTCAATATTAACTACACTTTGTATATATGGACTCTTTATGAAGAGGATATGAATCAAATTTTGGAACAATGTTTCCTTAAATTCTCTTCTGTAGCTTACTTACAAGTCAAAGGTGTCTATTGGGAAGTAATTGTGACATTGGATAGTACGGCTAATAATATGGATTTAGAGCCAGGTGATGCCAAGATCAGGGTACTTAAGTATCAATTGAATATGACTGCTAAGAGTTATATACCACAGCCAATTTATCGGTTTAAAAAGTTGCCACCTAGTCTATGTGAAGACCCAAATGCTAGACCTGATGATTTAATTTATCCAAGGACGCCTATGGCACCTAAAAACGAGATGAAAACTATGACTGACGAAGAGATGCTGCAAGCTATTGCTGAGACACGCGCTAATCTTGCGGAAATCGAGAAATCTTTGTTACAAAAATAAACTTAAAATTAACCCATGAATCAATATATACTTAACAAGGCAATTAATAATTGAAAATTTTCAATATGCAGTGTAAATAAAGATTAAGGAGAAGTAAAAAATGGCATGTAATTTAGCAGCAGACGCAACACTTCCTGATCCACCTGGACCTTGTGATGTAGCCACATTGAAAATGGGTCTTGGCGCATTGGGGAATGGCGATGTAATATTCAAAAGGAAATTTCGATGGACTTTTGAAATTGAATACTGTTGTGGAGAAGCAAACGGAAGAAAAGTGCCAGCATCTTTCGTTAAAATGGGCAATAGACCACAAATAGATTTTGAAGAAGTCGAAATTAATTACTTGAACGGTAAGATGTTCATTCCTGGCAAAGGCACATGGCAACCATTAAGTGTCACTTACTATGACGTTGCTGGTTTAACATCTGGTTCGGCTACAGCGGAACTATTAAGTTGGATTGCAAGTATTTACGACTTTACTGACCCTGAATGCTTGCCAATGAACTCTTCATTGGGATCATATGCAGGTAGAGCTAAACTTATGCTTTACGACGGTTGCGGCAATCCACTTGAATCTTGGCTACTTAACGATGTTTGGCCACAATCTGTTAATTGGGGCGATTTAGACATGGGTAGTTCTGATGAATGTACTATTGAATTAACACTAAGATATAGCAGTGTAAGATACACTAGCTTCTGCCCATCTGGTAGTATTATTCGTTGCGACTGTGAGCCATGTCCAACGTCTCCTGCTGTCGCTGCTCCTCCTGATGATGGTGGTGTGGTTGATGATGGTGGCGGCAGTCCAGGCTTTGCATTGCGTTAATCTTATTAATTAAAATTAAAAAAAGAGGAACGAAATATCGTTCCTCTTTTTTTATATATATTAAAAGAGGTATTATATGGCATCATGCATAGGCAATAGTATGGGGTTTCACCGCCCTGAGTGGGGGTCTGACGGGTTTACCCTTAATTTTCTTCCAAAACAAAAAAGTAGGTGGTTATTCCAAATACAAAACATAACTACGGGCGACGTTGGTTCTGGGCCTTTACCATGCGTAAAAGCATCAAGACCTAAGCTTAATTTCCGTGAAATGCAGGCAGAACATCTAAACGAAACGATATCTTTCCCAAGTAAACCCGAATGGCAACCTATTCAGCTTCTAATATATGACAGATGCATAAATCCATTTGAGCATCCAATCATGACTTGGCTTAAGCAACAGTATAATCCAAAGGGTTGCAGTGCATGGTATCCTTGCATTGATCCCTTGTCTTATAAAACATGTGCTAGATTGATTTTGCTGGATGGCTGTAGTAATATGTTAGAGGAATGGTGTATCGAACATTGCTACCCGCAATCTGTTGATTTTGGTGAACTTGATATGCAATCTATGGATATTGTGACTGCGGACGTGGTATTGAAATATGACCGAGCTTATCAAACGTTTCCAGCAACACCACATCCTCTATATACTTCGGATCGCACACCATGCTTATCATGTACCGATCCAACTTGTGACCAAGGAACTACAGGTGGTGGTGGTGGTGGTGGTGGTGGTGGTGTAGATACAGATTTTGATGGTAGTGGTGGAGATTTTGGGGGTGAATCACCTTCTGAAAATCCTGGTGCCCAAAGTGGCGGTGCAAATAGTTTCCCCCCTGGCCCTGGTGGAGTACAGACCAATCCTGGTTTCGCTCCTCGTACACCTGATTTTATTATGATTTAATCTTCTTCGAAAAGATTAGGGAAGAGAGTTTTACACTCTTCTATTACATCTTCTAGTTTTTTAGTTTTCCACTTTAAAACTCGACAAGCACCGCTTTTATTGAGTCTTCCTTTTTTAGTATAAACCTTTGATTCATTCATTAGTAGTGCGTCTATTATCTCACCATAACCTTTGTCGATTAAAATCTGAATTACTTCTTGTCTTTCTATTTCCTCAAGTGAATTTCTAACCATAAAACCCCCTATTTTAGAATTATTATATATTAAGACTGATGCTTTGCAACATAATTATTTGGTTTGTGGTGTTTTAGTAGGACTTTTTCGACTTGACTTTGTAGGAAATCTTGATATTTCTTCTTCAGTTCATTGTAATTGCGGGCGGTGCGATAGAGTTGACGATAGTGATTTAAAATACAGGTGGTCATATAATTAAAGGCTTTACCTTTACGGGGGTCGAAACGATCTATTTTCTCAAAACAAATCATTACTCCCTCTTGAATTGCGTCATCCATATCAATCAAATTGAACTTGGCATAACGCACTATATTCTCTGACAAGGTTAAAAAAGCGACGGCTAATTGCGTCTGTGAATCATGATATGATTGCTTGGCTACGGCGTATAACTCAACTAAATTTTTCAATTTTAGATGGAGTTCAGCGTTCTTATTTCCTCGTTTCTTTGAAGTTTCTAAGTCCTCAATACATATTTCGTACTTACTCTTCTCTTTTTTAGATTGCTGAAACCTATTAATGACTTCTTCAAATATTCTGTTATTCAGATATTCTGTACTCAAAAATCTCCAAGCCTATGCTCCCGCATAGAAGAAAATAAAGCCTATCTATCTATGTCATCATTCAAAATTTCTTTCTTCCATTCAGCAATTCTTTCTAGTGCTTCCAACTTCGCTTGTTCAAACCATTCTTGAGCCTTTGAAAAATAATTAGGACTGTATAATTTGCCAGAGGTGTAGCTCCTTATATGATCCATATTATCATCTACTTGGCGGCTAAAATTTTCTTCATGGCCTATCAAATGTGGTTTAATTTTGTTATATCTGAGAATATAATTGCCTAATATTTCTGTGTCAGGCCAATTAGGTCGTAAAGGACTAGGCTTATAATCTCTGATATCATACATGTTGCAAAGTCTTCTAAGACTCCAGCCAAAACCAATTTTATCCATCACTGGCATATGGTAAATCGTTGCTGTGTGAGATACCATGCCCTTCCAATCATTATGCGCACGCTCAGACATTTCATAGCCAACTACAGGCGAAACTGTAGTTGCTAAATTCATTATTTCCTTTATAAATGTTCGTTTTCTCAAGAAACAGTCGGCGTGAGTTGCAAAAATGAAATCAGTTCTACATACCGCAAATGCTAAATCCATAGCCATAGCTGGAAAGTCTGAAGGATGTTGTACCCCATTTAGTTGTAAAAAATGCACCTCCAGATCATCAGCTTGTAAACTTCTCATTTTTTCAAGCTGTCTTCCACGGCTTCCAGTATCAATAATCATGATATAAGGACGCTCAGTCTGGAGTCTCAACAATTCAATACATATTTCTAAGGTTTCATAAGTATCCATCGCTGGTATTGCGGCAGTTACTTTATAGTCCCAAGGTTTCTTTGGTGAATTGCCCTCCCACGGTGCAGTGGTTGTATTGACTCCAAAACCTCTTAACGGTGCTATGTCTTCTTTCATTTATTTTACTCACTTATATTATGCAGCTAATAGAAGCCTTGTATAAAATAGTAGAAAATCCTACTTCTTCGCAGAATTATAAAAACATAAAGCAATATTTTCAAGAAAAAGGTCTTGAAAATATTGCTGCGGCATTTGATTACTTAATAGAAACTAGATATGGAAGCAATAACAGTAATAGTGCTGAACAAGAACGACAAAATTGAAAACACAATTCAATCAGTTCTTAATCTAAGCCCAAAACAGATTTTAATTGGAACTTATACCCCTATCAAGCTTAAATGGGAAGTGGTAGAGTTGCAAAATAACAACAATTATAGTGCAGATTTAAACAAACTGGCAGAACTTGCCAAGTACGACTGGATTTTTTATATAAAAGATAATGAGATGGTGTTACAAGCGGATGACCTATCATGCTTGGACAGCAATGCGGTTTATGGAGTCCAGATTTTGCAAGATGATATCATCATCAAAGAGCCAAGATTATGGAATAAGAAAAGTAAAATAAACTTTAAAAATCCAGTTTTCGAGAAGCTTAATGCAAGGCCAAGCAAGTTTTTGGATATAATTCTTTATCAAGATAAAACTAATGACGAGAAAGCAATCAAAATATTGGAATCTTGGAAAAGGTCAAGTCCTTTAGCATTGGACCCGTACTATTATAAGGCTTTTTGTGCTTTGGGCACCAAGAATTTCAAAGAATTTAAATCTCTAATCACGCACTATTTATTTAATTCTAAAATTAATGATGTGTCTTCTGTAATTGCCAGGTATTATCTGGCACTAGTTCAAGGGCTTGTAGACAAGGAAACGGATAAATCAATCAGTAATTTGGTTCTTTGTCTTGCTGAGAACCCTTTAATGGCTGAGTTCTGGTGTTTGCTTGGGGATATATTCACTCAGACTCAAAACTTTGAAAAAGCAATATTTTTCTATCAAAATGCTATTTTGTTGGGTAGCAGAAGACTGAAATTAGACGAATGGCCTATGCATATTTCAAAATATCATGATTATCCTAAAGAAATGATTGAAAAATGCACCAAATTAACAAATAATTTAAAGCAATACACAATTAAGCCTGACTAAAATCTAGTTCATTCACAATAACAGTAACCTGATCTTCCCATCTTGCTACCGCTATAGACTTGGAACCAGGAGATAGTTCTTTTAACTTATTCTCCAATTGTTCAATATTGCAATTAATAACTGACCAATTGTTTTTAACAAGAGGCGGTAGGTCGATATCTGGATTTACCACCTCTTGATTTGGATAACGGTCTTTCAATTGTGATGCAGCGTACTTCAATATGTTCCTGTAAATTGGTAAATTGCAGGGACAATTTGGGTTTTTTTCGTATTTAATTATATCTTCATTTAACTCAGGAGGAAGACTTCTTCTAAAATTGGTGTCTTTCAAAGCCTCCTGTACTTCTTTTATTGATATCTTGTTCATTATTATTTTTGGTTTCAATTTCTTTTTCCTTCATTTTTCTTGCTGAAAGTAGCCGCCCGCATTGAGGGCATTTGTATTTCTTGGGCAAGTTAATCATTTTCCCAGGAGTTAGCTTGCCAGTCATCTCATCAATCTTTGGCAAACTACCTTGTATCGCACTTCTTTTATATTCAACCAATTTTATATTTGAATCACTTGAGTATAAATTAAACCCACATATTTCACAATTCAATCTGTAATACATTATTTCCTTTCTTCAGGTGGCATATTTATGAATGTTGAGGCTTCTAAATAATTCATAAATATCGCCATAAAATTGGCCAATACACTAGAAGCAAAACCCCCTGCCAATATTTGCCACCAAGTTGCAGCAGGAAATGCTGCCCAACAACAGAACAAACCGCACCAAAATCCAGAACATTGATAGCAATGAATTAGTTTTGCAATTTTTTCAGGCAAATACCTATCGAACCATTCCCTGACAGGAGACATAATGCTACTGTCCACTACGATGTGGGTTAAACCGACTGCCCCGAAAATAAACAAAATAATTTCCATAAAACCCCAAAATTAACGAATAAAAGTAATAGATAACTTATCTGCATTTCTGCTGATTGCGATATTTTTATAACCATTACATTCAGCTAGAACATTTTCGACGGAATCCATTATAGGCAAATCTAAATTTTTGACAAGACGATGTTGCACCTTTTCGATAAAAACTACATTTTTAAATAATTTGGCTAATTTTTCTATATGAGTGCCATCGAGAATGTTGAGTAGATCAATCAGTGATTGCTTCCTCATGCGTGTGAGGGCTGGTAAACGGTAACTTAACAACCACTGGTCAAATATATATCTTAAATCTGACAAAATTATTTTGACTTCAGGATTTTTGAATAATATTGTTTCTATGTTTTGCAGATTTATTACTATCATACTAGCTTATTATAGTTAAAAGGAGATTTTATGACAGACCTAAACAAAGGCGGTGATTCACCAATTCAATTTAAAGGAAAAACACCTCCTCAGTTTTTCCAAGCCTTAAAAGAGTTAAAACAAGAAAAAAAAGATGCAGATATTACGGCAGGCAAAGACCCATACGCAGATTTGAAAACAGAAACATCATCTGCACCACCTGCTGAGACGCCTGCGCCTGCCGCTGCACCAGTGAAAAAGCCACAACAATATGTGCCGAAGGCCCCACATCAAACGAAGGCGCGTGTAACTGGAAGTAGCGAATTAGAGGGTTTGATTGCGGACCTTGTAGAACGTGGTGTTGCATATGACGAAATCACACTTCCATCCAAAGGTGTTTTCTATGATGGTGCTGATGGACCAACCAATGGCATCTTACATATTAGGTCTATGACAGGCGAAGAGGAACAAATCTTGTCTACTCCAAGATATGTTAAGAAAGGCACCGCAATCAACATGATATTCCAAAGATGTATCAAGGAGCCTATCAAAGCTGACTCACTTTTAACAGTAGATAGAACATACCTTCTGATTTGGTTGAGAGGTATATCTTATGGCCATCTATATGAAGTTGAGATTAAATGTCCTGAATGTGATAAAAAATTCAGTCATAGCATTAATTTAAGCGAATTGCTAGTTAATTATTGCCCTGCTGATTTTGCACCACCTTTGACTGATGTGTTGCCTAAGTCTGGTTACAGATTTACTTGGCAACTACCAAGAGGCATGGATGAAAACAAAGTACAAGATTACCGAGACAGAAGACTTAAGGAGTATGGAGACGCAGCTACAGACGACAGTTTGTTGTATAGAATGTCGTTGATGTTGAATGAAATTGAAGGCGTTAAAGATAAGACAGAGTTGATGTTCCTTTTGAAGAAACTACCTATTCAGGACGTTTCTTATCTAAGGAGTATAGCTCTTGATCCACCATTTGGCGTTGATACAAAGTGCCAAATCACTTGTGCATCATGTTATCATGATTTTGAAGTTGATTTGCCATTGGAGGCAGGTTTTTTCTTCCCACGGCACAAACGGAAGAAGGAGGAAACCCCCTCGAATTCTGGAAATACTTAATGGATGAGCAATTCTTTTTCTTGTATCATCTAAATACTTCCAGAACAGATTTTTTAAAGTATCCGATTAATGAGCGTAAATATTTGATAGCAAAGTTCATTGAACAGAAAGAAAAAGAACATGAGTACATGGAAAATGCAAAAAAGAAAAGATAGTTTTAGGAATTACTGGTTGCAGAAAAGTGAAAAAAGGCAGGAAGAAAAAGACTGGCTTATTAAACTAGATAAAGTGGCTAAAGCAGTCACTCAATACATCAGGAGTAGTAATTAATGGGTGTAATTAAAGATCGTTATCAAAATCCTGTAATCGGTGACACAGTAATTCTAAAACTGTTTGTATTGAATTCAAACATGAGTGCTGAAGTTACAGCGATCAATAATGTAAGAATATATTATCTAGATCGGTCTGCAATAACAGTGTTGAATCCAGATGGCAGGGTATTAATGCAAACAATACCAGGAGGGACTGTAACCAATCCTGCTCAGGGTGAATATAACTTGAGTTTATATCTTGATCCGCTTATTTACACTAATGTTGGACGTTATATTGATGAGTGGGAAGTTGTATTTAATCCTGGTGACACTCCCGCCACTTTAGATCATCTTTTCCAAGTATATCCAGATTTGTGGTTTACCACCCCAATACCAATTGTTTATGATTTTCAGTTTTACTTCCAACCAAACAAGGTTAGACAAGGGAGCAAAAAGTTTATTGAAATCGAAATAATTCCGAATGTGCCGCGTGCAACCGACTTGCAAGCATATTATGAAAACCTGGCAATCTCCGCACAACTATATGTTTATATAGAACAACATTGCGGAGACTGTCTGCCTTGTGAACAAGACTTAAGAATGGTTGTTGATGGACAACCAGCACAATATAGAGAGAAAAATAGAGGCTATTACTTCTTAGACACTGCTGATTTTGACTGTGGTATTTATGATATTTGGTTTAAATTAGATTTCGGCGGCAGCGTTTATGTAGGAGACAAGAATCAGTTACAAATTTATTCCTAGAGGATAAAATGAATAAAAATACTAAAAAGCCGCCACAAGATATAATGTTTTCTGCTCATCCAGTAACATTACCGTCTGCTACCGTGCCAAGAAAATCTCGCTGGACCTTAACCAATGAAGATCATCCAAATATTCTTTGGTGGATGAAGTCCTTGAAGAACGATTACCTGAACAAAAAGAACCTCATAGAAGTCTATGATGACTCAAAGGGGGATGTGTTCAACTGGTTACAGGATTTGATAGCAAATCCAAAATCGCACAAACCACTAGTCCTTACCCACTATGACACTGCTGGGGAAATAATAGCTTCTTTGAAGTTTTCAGATTTAAAAATCACTGAGCATTCTACAGACTATGATTATGGTGCGAGCAGTGTGCTACTGCACAAAATAACAGTAACGTACCAAAAACTCGAACGTCAAAATGCTTAAACTCACTTTACATCGACTGAATTCGTAGTAGACTGAACCTAGTGGCGTCAAAATCCACTTTACATCGGCTGAATTCGTAGTAGACTGAACAGCAGACACCTTTTTAAATGGAGGAATAGTTTATGTCTAAGCGAAGCAGACAGCGTAAGGCCCGCCAGATTGCGGCAGCAAAAGCGGCAGAACGCAGAGAGCAGGTTGCTCTCCGTGAAGATGCGGTTTTTGGAGAAGAAACCGAACAGACCATTGGGCAACGTGTACGTCAGCTTTATGACAGCAAGAAGTTGCCCGTTCTGAACGGTGAAGACACTTCTCTTGAAGCCCTTGTTGCGGCACCCATCAAGCAAATGCCCATGCCGCAAATCACTCCGACTTTGCAAGCGGCACCTTGGCCCAAGGATTGGCCTGAATGCCCAACTAATTGCGACCTCATGGAGTGGCGGCGGGCGCAGGAAAACCGCGATCATTATCTTCTATGCAAGATGAATGACAGCGAAAACAAGCCCTGGTTCCAGTTCCCCAGATTTCCATATCAGTATTCGGAATTCGTCCATATCACTCCAGATATGGCCGAAGAACTCTTGAAGTTCAACCCCGTCAATCGCAAAGTCAAGTCGTCCTGGGTTGAGGCATTGCGTCGTGACATTCTCAACCATCGGTGGTTGCAAACTCACGAATCCATTGCCATCAACAAGCTCGGCAACATGCATGATGGGCAGCATCGTGCCCATGCCGTCATCAAGGCAGGTGTGGGTTGGCCGATCTACTGCACCTGGAATGTACCGCCTGAAGCGATCTACGCAACGGACAGCGGCGACAAGCGACCCGTCAACGAAAAGTTGGGATTTTTGTTCCCTGACTTGCGCATGACGCACAAGACCGCAGCACTCTGCCGTAGCATGATGGCTGGTTTGGCTAACCGTGGCACACGCTACACTGAAACCGAAATCGCTGGGTTTATGATCCAGCATAAATTGGTTTTAGAATGGCTGACTTCCAACCTGCACAATTACCGTGCTGACCTCCAAGCGGTTGTTGGCAAGGCATTGCTGTGGTGGGGTGAACCAGTCATCGGGCCATTCGTGGAACGGTTGCGAACCGTTTTGTTCACCAGCGAAGGCGACCCTGCACGCTCTCTGTATCACTGGATTCAGAATGCGAAGCAGAAGGGACGTAAGGACTCCTACGCCAATCCAGTCACCTATTACAAGAAGACTCTCGCAGCGATTCACGCGCACGCTGCGGGTAAGGAAGCAAAGCGCATCATCGCCAAAGAGCAAGACATTTTCGAATGGCTCTCTGGTTGGAAGGTGCCCGAAAACGCTCCCTGTGCAGGCAAAGTCTTCAAGGAATAAAACCTTAATGAGCAAAGAACCTAACGCCCAGGTTCTTTGCTCATTTTGTTTCGCTGAAAGGAGTTGATAATGAAATCGCGTCCAACAAGATTTGAAATGATTGCCAACCAGATGATGAAAGGCACGCATTCTCGTTGTGCAAAGAACGGCAGAGCCAGTACCCAAGAACTAATGAATGTTTTCCAAAAACGTTACCATGATACCATCAAGTACGTTGAGGAAAATACTCCAAAGTCCGTAAGCGTTGGTGTCTGCGGCGCAATTGGAAAAGCAATCTTATGGTATGGCAAAGACAAGATCGAACCATTTGCTGTAGCCTTCAATAAGCGTAATTATAATGGTGTTTACGACCCCGTTCATGTGCTTTGGGAATGGTTGATACGAAACAGTAATCGCAAACACTATGCTAAGGAAATCTATCGAAGGACCATCACAGCCATTCGTGCGTACTTGAGAAATGGCAAACTCGATAGTGGTAAGCTTGTGCTTGCTGATGATGATATCTTTGAATGGGATGCGGATTATAAGTTTATGATCCAGCCTAAACGAAACCAATGGACCAGATTCAGTGAGAAGTCTAACAAGCGACAAACCGAAGAATCAATGTGGGAAGACATTGATTCTTTAAAAACGGACTAGCAAGTTTTTGAATGCCTCACTATAATAACATATAGTGAGGCATTTTTTATGGAAGAACTACTCTACGAATTAGCATTTCAATTATTCAAGGTTGATGACAGCCCTGCCACTGCTGCCCTTCTCAAAAAAGTTAAAAAACTAGACAAGGGCAAGTACGATGAACTCATCAGTGGTCTTGATGTTGAGGACTTTATAGGTAAAAAACCTAAGAAGAAAAGACTAAATTCTGGCGTCAAAGGCAAGTCTGGTGAACGTGAAATCGTCAAGCTTCTCAACACACGATTTGCTGATTTACTAGCCAAGAACCCAGATTGGGGTGAATTTCATCGTGTGGTTGGCTCTGGTAATCGCTGGAGCCAAGCCAATCTATCAAACAGATCAGAGGAAATGTATAGTGGTGATATTCTCTGTGAAAATCTAAAGTTCGTAATTGAATCCAAAAATGGCTACGATGACGTTGATCTAACCACGATTTTTGAGGAAGGTAATAGAGAATTAGACGGATTCTTAGATCAAGTTACACATGACAGTAGTAGAACTGGCAAAAAACCATTGCTGATTTGGAAGAAGACAAGGAAACCAAGACTTGCTTTCCTGCATTTGGATTGCTATCAAGCTTTATTCCCGACCACAATGCATTACAAAGATTGGACTGTGGTTTTATTCGATAAGCTCCTAGAACTCCCAGATAACTTTTTCTTTTTCGGCGTTAAAGACTAAATCGGAACCCAAAACTGTAACGGTCGCAATCTGTGTAAACACAGTGCCAATAAGGTTGCCCCTTAATTACCTGAAACGCTCTGAAATTCCATCCCTTATCCTCCCATTCTGTGTGGACTCTATTGTTTTTGTAATAGCGAAAGAAACTCTTTTTATCCTCTTCGGCCCTAGATGCATATACTCTCCAGCCTTCCATGTTGGAATTGGTATGCCAGCCCATGTACCCTTTAGGTGCGTAATGGAACCTGCCTGATATGGATATAAATTCGCTACTTGGGAACAATGCTTGTGCCAATATCTTTAACTTAGTTTCGTCTTTAAGATGTTCCATGTAATACATGTGAACGTCTGGAGCAACTAGTACATCTTTCTTAGTTTTGATTGTTTCAAGTAAATCTTGTTCAGATATTTTTGGTTCGGATGTTGGCTCACCGACGACCTTTCCAAATGGCTTGTAGGCTGCTATAACATTATCTAATTCTCTGGACAGGTTGACCAATCTCTGGTTGAGAGGCATTTTAATCATTTAGCTTCCTTCTTTTTAGTATGAAACCATTCTTCGAGTCTTGCATAACAGCCTGGGTACTCTCTCTTACTTGGGAATACGGCTTTCAATACTTTCTTCATATCATTGTATTGTTCTTTCACGTCTTCAAGGTTTATGGTTAATGGTCCAAATACTTCTTCGAGTAGTTTCATACTCTTCGCACGTTCTTTTAGTTCTTTCTTGGTAGGTTCTTTCCACTCTTTACCTGTTTCATGAAGGTATAAATCATCCGTGTATTTATCATAAAGAACTTCTGCCAAACCAAAATCTAATATTCTTAGATCATGGAGTAACCCACAATCGCAGAACTTGCCTCTTTGTCCGTGATCGTTTACCGCATAGATGGAACAATCCATATGATGAGTAATGTTCTTTTTTAGGTCTATGCAGGTATGAAAGTACCTGCTTCTTATTGCTGCTGCACGGTTTATTTGTGACCAAACGCTCATGATTATTGTCCTGTTGCTTGCTGTGCCATATTATTCGGTGGCATCGGCATTTGTTCTTGTGGTCCAGGCGGTTGTTCTTGCCCTGGCGGTGGTTCTTCTGGCTTCTCAGGTTTCTCTTCGTCAGCCGTACCAAGCTTATTGACAGGCTTTTTGAACTTGCCTGATAACTTCTCCAGTTCTGCTCTTACACTGTTGAAGACTTCTGGCAAGTCTCCTTTTTCGTCTATTGCCTTCATTAAAGCAACACCACATTTCTGCAATACTTTTAGATATTTATGTTCGGAACGTGGCCAACTTCCATGCAGAATACTACGAATTCTCCCGACAACTTCTTCACTATTCTTAAGCATCTGCCTGGCACCCATCTGTTTGCCAGCTTGCAGTAATTCATGAATGCCAGTGAGAATGTCATTTATTTTATCAATCAGGAATTCTCTTTGTTCCGTAAGCAAAAATTCTTTAAATCTCATATTACTTATGTAGTAAAAGGAGTTACAGAATTACCCATACTTGCACGAATTAAACCATCAAATAAAGGCGCAGGCAAAGTCAAACGACTCTTGAACTCTGGGTGTGCCTGCGTCCCAATAAAGAAAGGGTGTATGCTTCTATTCAATTCCATAATCTCAATTAATTTAGTGTCGGGATTAACTCCAGACACATTAAATCCTTTATTAGAGAATGTAGATACATATTCAGAATTCACTTCATAACGATGCCTGTGCCGTTCAGATATAAGCTTTTTCTTATACAAATCGTGTGCAATTGTGTCTTTCTCAAGTTCACAATCATAGGCACCTAATCTCATAGTGCCCGACTTCTTCTTGATACTTTCCTGGCCTTCAACAAAATGCACTACTGGATTCTTGGTGTCCTTGTTGAATTCAATGCTATTTGCATCTTCCAAATTGCACAAATCTCTAGCAATTTCTATAACCGCACACTGAAGACCCAAGCAAATACCCAAGAAAGGAATCTTTTTCTCCCTGACATATTTAATTGCACGAATTTTACCTTCAACACCTGAAGAATCGAATCCTCCAGGCACAATTACACCATTGATATCCTCAAAATACTTCCAAACACCACGCATGTCTTTGGCCTGCTCAAGTTCTTTTGAGTTAATCCAACGAATCTCAACCTTGACTTCATTAGCAACCGCAGCATGATATATTGCCTCTTTCAAGGAAAGATAGGCTTCTTGATTATCATATTTACCAACAACCCCGATGTTGACCTTTGGCATGTTAGCGTTTTCTACATACTTTTCAACAAGTTCTCTGTACTTGTGAATGCGGCAACCATTCCTCTTCAAATGGAATTTGTCAGCAATTAAGTCATCAATATGCCTGTTATAAAACTCAATTGGAACTTGATAAATGCTTTCTACGTCTGGTGCATCAAATACTGCTTCACGCGGTACATTTGTTAAATTGGCAATTTTGTCTAATAATTTAGGTGGTATTTCCCTATCAATTCTGCATAGAAGAATGTCTGGCTGAATGCCATATGCCTGCATTTCCTTCACACTGTTCTGTAAAGGTTTGGACTTGAATTCTTTAATTGTTGGTATCCATAAAATGGGGGCAACTAATATAATGAGTACGTCATTCCAATTCTTTTGCTTGAATTGCCTGACAGCCTCAAGGTGTGGGCCGCTTTCCAAATCACCCACAGTGCCACCAATTTCACAAATTACGATATCAGCATCTTTGCCCAATTGTGTTAAGCGATCCTGAATCTTATTTGTAATGTGTGGGATGACTTGAACAGTCTGACCGAGATACTTACCTTCCTCTTCTTCTGTTAATAGTTCTTTGTATAAAGTACCAGACGTGAGGATATTTTTGGATGATACTTCCATGCCAATGATACGTTCATAGCTCCCCAAGTCCAGATCGGTTTCAGAGCCATCGTCACATAGAAAACACTCGCCATGTTCTCTTGGGGCCAAAACTCCAGCGTTTACGTTGAGGTAAGGATCAAATTTAATGGCTTGGACGGCACAACCTCTCTGCTTTAGCAACATGCCAATAGAGGCGGCGGCAATACCTTTACCAGTTCCTGAAATTACCCCACCAATTACAACTATGTATTTGCACATTAATAACTCCACTGATTATAGTTGCTAATATTTTCCAATTCATCTATCGCGTAAGATTTCTTGGCACAAGAAGGACAAAAATCGAGTGTTTTTATGTATTTGGCGAAGCCACCGTCAAGTGTATAACGATTGTAACTTACTTGGACATTAATGTAGCCAGCCTTGGCCTTATTGTAAATATGTTCCATCATTCCATCAAAACTTTCGGTCTGGCGACCACACACGCAACAAATTGAGTTGTATTTCATTCATTAAATGAGTAATCCATCATGGCAAATGATACAGAAATGGTCTGAAAAAAGCAACGGATGAATAGATAAAGACATGGATACAACAAAAGGTTTTGGCTGGAGAAACAGCGTTCCAGACTTTAGAGATTTTCGCTACACCCCACCGATGACATTGGCGGCATCGCCACCATTGGTTGACCTAAGACCAATGTGCCCAGCAATTTACGATCAGGGAAGTTTAGGTTCTTGCACGGCTCAAGCCATTGCTGGTTTAGTTGAATGCCTGAAAAAGAAACAAGGCAAGCCAGTCTTCACACCTTCCAGGTTGTTCATTTATTACAATGAAAGAGTGTTGGAAGGCACAGTTCGAGTAGATGCAGGGGCAACCATCAGAAGTGGGTTCAAGGTTATATCTCAATTAGGCAATCCTCATGAAAGTCTTTGGTGGTACAATATCAATAAATTTGCTGTAAAACCAAACGCGGGTGTTTATAGGGATGGATTGGATCATCAGATTTTACGCTATACCC